GAAGAAGCATTTATAATTTCTAGACCTCTCATAAAATTCTTTCTCTTATCTGGATCAGAGGCAATTTCTTCAATTTTATTAGGAACAGCTTCTGCTATCGCAGAAAGATTTGATCCTACATCTTGAACAAAAGCAGTTGCGGACTCTCCTACATTAGATAAAGCACCTTGTATATCAATAGAAAACTTACCATCTTTAGTTACTTCTTCTTTAATATCAATATCACCTGACTGATTTCCTTCTTGCATTTCAATATCTTCTTTAGCAACTTTCAATCCAGCCCCATCTTCAATTACTGATAAAGCAGCTGCATTAACTTTTTCTTGGTTTTCTTCTATATTTTCTAAAGCCATTATATCTCCTTAAACTCTACATCGAGTTTATTGTAATCTACCATTAGATAACCTTCATCATTAACAATTGATGCATGAGGAACTTGATGAGCCATGACACCTTGATATTTTTTATCATCACCTTTATATTTAAAGTTATAAATTTTAATTCCTGATGGAGATTTACCAACTAATTTAATATCATCTTTTAATCTTATGTCAGATTGTATTGCTGTTAAAGCTCCAGCAACTTGACCAAAGGTACTTGGGCCAGCAACTGGTGTACCTACTGATCCTGATCTTTCTTCTCCGTAACTTCTAATAGGAGCACCTGATAAAGCTCCAACCATTTGTCTTATTTGTCCAGCACCATATTCTCTTTCTTCTATAAAGTCACGATAGTTTTCTGCAAGTCCAGCTTGTTCTATACCACGAGCTTGAGTTCCAAAACCGGCAAGTCCTGCTGCTGATTGTCCTAAAGCACCTATTTGAGATTGAGCTGATTGTAATTGCGCTGCTCTATCTTGAGCAAATCTATTAGCACCTGATTCAAAACCAGCTTGTCTTAATCTAGCTGATGTATCTCCTACAGTATCTAAATATCTTTCTCTTCCTAATACGTTTTCTATGCCTTGTCTTGATCCACCAAAAGCTCCAGCACCAATTGCTTGTGCATTCATTTGTTTTTGTGTTTGACCATAAGCTTCTCCTAAATCTCCTAAAGCTCCAGAGATAACTTGTTGTTCGTAAGGATTAGCATAAGTTGCAGCAGTGTTAGCATCATAAGTTTGAGCACCTATTGCAGCAAGTTGTCCTGATTCAGGTAAAATTTGATTAGTATATACATTAGCTGCAGCTTGCTCCATTGGATTAAGTGGAGCTATACGTTGACCTTGATAAGCAGTGTAAGGTTGAGAGAATACATTTTCTGCTGTTCTTAAAGTTCGTTCTTGAATTTCTTTAAAGTATTCAGGTATATCATAGCTAGTCGATGACTGCTGTGGTGCTTGTACTACAGTGGTGTTTGGTTTGAAAATACTACCCATTGACTATATAAGTTCCTCCGATAACTTTAAATCCTAATTTAATAAAAGCCTTGTCTTTTCTTTCAACGTCTTTACCTTGAAAGATTTCGCATATCGCAGTTACTTTATTTGCTAGTGCGTATTCTTTAAAAACTATCATTATAGAACGAAAGATCCTAAAGTTTCTATGTTTAGGATTCACATGTAACCATAAAGTTCTCATGAACTTTTTGTCACTATACCATGTCTCATCAACTGTAGCAGCTAATGTTCCTATAATAATATTTTCATATTCTACTACTATAACAAAACTATTCTTAATGTAAAATACTATATTCTCTAAAGCTTTAGTATTATTAGTGTTTCCAAAGTTGAATGGAGCCTCTGTAAGCCACGTTTTTAACAGTTCTCTTATACGAACAGCATCAGATATTCTAGCTGGTCTTATAGTATATTTATCTTTTTCCATCTTGTTTTATATTTACTCTTAATGTACCAAATCTCCAGTTATCTCCAATATTATTATTTTGTATCTTAATATTAGATTGTCTACCACGAATACGTGTATTAACGAACCTAGTTGTGTTGTTTACAGTCAAAGTTTCTCCTACTGTTGCGGTATCATTAGGATAGTCTTTAACACTTAAAGTAATGACAGTGTCTCCAGTTTGATTTTGAAAGTCTGGTATAACTTTATTAATAAAACTAAATGTTTCACCATCAGCTATATCTCCATCACCTGATTGAATATAAGCTGGTAAAGCAGAGCCATCAGCATCTACTCCTGATTCTTGAGCATAGATTAAACTTCTACCTTGAGTTAATCCATTAATTGTTGAAATAGTACTTGCATTAGAAGTAGGTAAATACTCTGTAGCTAAAGGATTTAATTCAACACCATTATCTTGATAAGTACTTCTATCCATAGTTCCAAAATACCAAGAGTTTTCTAGATAATTATAAATTACATAACGATCATTTTGATCCGCGGAGCTAGAACAGTAGTACCATATTACTTCAGAAAACTCTGAATTTTGTGCAGCATAAACTTGCGAATATTGAGTTTTATTAATATCATCAAATACATAATTTAATATAGGACAAGGTATTTCTTGAACTGATCCTGCGTATCTAAAGAATTGCCCATCAGACATCCAGTAGGCTACATCATCTATTACTATCGCACTATTTAATCCTACCGCTCCACAGTCGTTACCTAATTGTCTAAAACCAAATATAAAAGGAGGACCTATAAAAGACATTGATTGCATTGTAGTATCTGTCCATACTAATATAGTTCCTTTAGCAGGTCTTGCACATCTTATTTCACTTCCTCCAGCTATTCTTTGAGATCCCGCAGAGTTAGTTACATTAGGTGTCCATTGATTATAATTTTCTTGATCAGACCATCTAATAAACATTTTATCAAAAGTTGCACTGTCTCCAATAGTTAATTCTGTTCCCATACACACAACGTGTCTAGTTTCTGTAGATACTAAAGATAAAGTAGAAGTAGTAGGAGCATTAGCAATAACTGTAGCTCTATTATCAGTCATTCCTCCTGAAGTATCCCATTCGTAAGTTCCACCATCTTTTTGTGTTATTATTAAATCTTCACCCCAATTATTGATAGACCATAACCTTGCATCAAGAGTAATTTGTGAACTTGTTCTAGGAGTATTCCAAGTACCGGCACTCCAAGTACCAGCTCCCCAACCATATCCAAAAGTTTGTTCACTTGGTCCAATATTTAATTGATAAGTAACAGTACAATTAGCAGTAGGACCTACTGAAGAAGTTGCTGTTGCACTACTTTGAATAGTATAAGCATCAACATTTGCTATACTTAAAATTTCATATTCAGCATCTAATGTAGCTGCAGGAATTCCACCAACGTCAGTACTTACACTACTTAGTGTGACAAAGTCACCTTGTATGGCCCCATGAGTTGTATTTGTGATAGTTATAATGTCACTACTTGAAGTAGTACTAATAGCATTAACAAGAGCTTCTGTTGATCTTATAGGAGTAATATCTTGACTTGTTCCTGAAGCATAAGCATATACTTTTCTATCAGTTCCTAGAGCTTCATAACGAGAACCATCTAAAGCAAACCATTGTTCTAAAGCTCTTCCAACTCCTACATAATAAGCTTCACTAAATTTAGTCCAACCACCTATTTTTTGAGGAAGTCCTTTACGAAATCTTATTTTATCACCATCTACCCATTTACCTTCTGCTCCTGTAGGAGTATTTTCAGTATCAATTCCTGGTTGAAAATTTAATTGAGTTAATGGCATAATTTAAAGTATATAACAAAAATGGTAAAAATCTATTGCTATTTTACAAACGAAGGTAGACCTAACATTGGTCTTCCATCGAATTTGTTTTTATTAGCAAATGGGCCATTTACATGATTATAATGCAAGAATACTTGGCCACAAATGTTCCCGTCAAAAGGCTCTCGCCAATGTTCTAGTTCGCAACCAGAATACACTAGCATGTCTCCTACTTCAAGTAATACTTTTTCACCTTTTGGAGCATCGGGTTTAATAAGATTTTGTCTTTCATTAATAACAGAATCAGCACCTGTACCATCAATAAAAATAGGCCAAGGATCTCCTCCTAAATTTAATGTTGTAGATATCTCACAACTAGGTCTGTCTTTGTGTCTATGTAAAGTATCTCCTTGTTTATAAGCTCTTGCATAAGAATAAGTTGGTACTAATTCTAAACCTGTGTGTTGTTTCATTACAGGTAACATTTTAACTAATAAAGTTTCCATTACAGGATCTGCATAATGAGAATAAGTATTAGGTATCTGTGTATCTCCCCAAGTACCAAACATACCATTATCGTGTATGATATTGTTGTCATACATAAACTTAGCTGCATCTCTTTTAAGTAAAAAATAATTAAAACAAAAATTAGCTAAATCATAACTGACTGCTTTTTTGATAACTTGATATTTATCAAACACTAAAACCCTCCTGTATAAAATTAAATGAAACTGATATTCTTATATCATTAGAATTGTTAGGTTCAACTGCATGCCATAACCAAGCAGGAAACATTATTATTCTTCCTGGTATAGGTGCTAGATGACATTCTCTCCATAAATGTTGTGGTAGTTGTCCTTTTTTCCTAATAGGCATATTCATCTGTATACCTGGTCTTGGATCATTACAAACTAATTTACCAGAGTTCTCTTCAGCTTTTACATAATAGACACCAGACCATAAACAATTAGGATGAATGTGAGGTCTATTGTATCCACCTGGAGGATTTAAGTTAGCCCATAAATTACCTAACACAGGTTTTCTATCTAACCATTCTTCTTGATAGATTTCATTTTGCATATTGTATAGTTCATTAATTAATGGCACAAATTCTTTATTAGATGCATCTAAATTTTTAGAGTGCCAACCGTGCACATTTGTTTTCTTAACACCTGGATCTTTTTTAGACATATCTACAATTACA